CGTAATTATAAATATGAAAATGCTCCATGGGAAAGAGAAGCTTATAAATTAGAGGCAGAACTCTATTCAAAATGTTGGCCGATAGATTAATTGTTACATTTGTGTTACATTTGTGTTACATTTATGTAAAATCTTTAAAAAACACTTTACAAGCCATATAAAGCCTGATATAATATACTAGTAAATTAGAAATTAAACGGAGAAACCTATGAAACTATTAATAAATACCCAATACAAAGAAAACTATGCTTGGCATAACGAAGATTATGTCCATGGGGTTTCAGAGCCGTATTGGAAATATAAAGGTGGTTCTGCTTATGTTCTTGAGAACGTAGTCAGTCCGGTTGAAACTGGAGACGCATACGATATGCTTCATAAGTATTATCCAGAAGTTGTGGATGCAATTTCAATGTCAGATGATGCTCAACAAGAGTATATCATTGATGTTCAACTCTTGGCAGATTCTGCCCCTCTGGCAATTGAGGAATGGGATAATCCTTATTTCATCAATGTATCTGGAAGTATTACTTGCGCAAGGACTGTGGCCAATGGAGAGTTTGGTTGGATGAGGAAAGAAATTCTTTCTAAGAATGAGAAATGGACAATGTTACCTAATCAAGAAAGGGATAACTATACGGTCACCTTCATTATGTCAGATGGCTCTCAGTTACTCGGTCATCAAGAGCTCAAGGAATACTTAGATGCTATTGATAACGAGGTTACAGGAGTTGCAGTATAATGGCAAGGACTAAGGGTAAGACACTTGATTGGTATGTTAAGTGGGTTGCTTCAGTAATAGTATTATGTGCAATGTCAGTTCGTGGAGTTCCAGAATTTCAATTCATAGACCTATCGTTATCGATAGTTGGAATAGCCTTATGGTTATGGGTATCTATCTTATGGGAAGACAGAGCACTCATCCTACTGAACGGTGCAGGTCTTGTATTACTTATCAATAACTTAGTAAAATACATTATAGAAAATGAATTACTATTTAGATTGATTAGCATGTTTACATAAAGTATGTTACACTTGCAAAAAAGTTGGTTAAAACCGAAAAAAACTCTTTACAAGCGATATAAAGCCTGTTATAATATAAGAGTAAGTTAAAAAAGAATGGAGAATTTATATGAAAACTAGACTACAAATGATAAAAGAAGCCGCAGAAAAACAAAACATGAAGAAAACCATGAATAAAATTGACAAGAGAAAGAAGTCAATTAATACTATGGCCAAACTTAATAAGGCCATTACCAAAGCTTCACATCAGGCACCAAATAGTTTAGAGTGTTTTCACGATAAGAATCGCAACTATACAGATAAACAGACAAGAGATTATCTTGCAGGTAGTAGTTATATGGAAACATATATGGCAACTAAAGACGACTGGGACTATTAAGATGATTACCAGATATAAAGAAAGAATGGCCTCTCTAAAGAAGGCCGAAAAGAATGCCAAAGATAGTGATTTTAAAATCATGTGGAGAACCAAACAAAAAGAGCTCACTGATAAGTACATCTCTACTATGTCAAAGGATATTATTGAATAATGGGTGTTACTAATTTTTATGCCGGTTCATTAAAGTATGGGCCGTCCGGTAAGAAACGCAAGACAAAATCAATGTCTACTTCAAAACCTAAGACCATGAAAGATTACAATTGGTCGACTCCAGTTCAGAATAGTAGTTATGTCAGAGAACAGATTAACTACCCCTCTACCCCACTTCTACCACCAGTAAAAGAAACTGATAATAGTTGGAAGAAAGAAGAAAGTAAAAAGTTCACAGTTGCACCAGCATATAATAAAGGTGCATATCAAGTAATCCCACGTAATGACGTGGAACATATAGGAAAATAGTTATGGAAATTTTAAATGCAGTTTTATCTTTAGTTGGTTTAGTCTTTTTTGTTTATTTATGTTCGGGTGCTTTTCTACTCGCTAGAGATTCAGAACGAAGGCATAATTTAATTAAGTCTCTCAAAGTCAAATACCCAGACCTAACACATGAACAAATTATCGTCCTAGCTAAAATAGAATGGGAAGAAACATACGGAGAAAAATAATGAAATATATGTTATTAAGCGAATATGCCGGCCAAGGTGAATATTCAAATCGTAAAGCAGAAGTTCTTAGAACTGTCGGAGACATTCGTGAATTTGGAATCAAAATGTACGTGGATAATAATCTACTAGGTATTGAATGGTTTGAAGGTCACAACGAACACTTTGCAGAAGATGCGGCAGAGAACTATGTTCAAGGGATAAAGAATTATCAACAGTTACTTGTTGAGTAGCAGTCACGGGGTCAGAGATATTACTCCTTTTAATTTACAATTTATATCTCTGGCCCCTTTACATTACACATAAAGTGTAGTATAATAGTATTATTAATTGGGAGTATTTAAAATTATGGTAAGTAAAAAATTAGAAGCAACAAGAAAGAAAGGTCGTAGAAATAGAGTTACTATTGAAGACCAATATCTAGGGCCTGAACCTATATTTAATCCAGGTGAAACAACACCCGATAAAGTAGAAAATAAAGTCCGACTAAGCCTTTGGACAAAAGGTGCACATTGGTATAACTACTTTTATAAAACAAAAGACTATGTGCCTTATGTAATTGATTTCGTAGAGGAAGTATGTGGTCTTACTAAAGAAGAAGCAAATAGTATCAAGAAGTTAAAAGACCATTATATAACTTTCCCTCTTGGTAAATCAGCAAGGTTATTCTATCGTGGTTATGAATATACAAAAGAAGAGATAGAAAACTTTACTGAGGTTGCAAGAGAAAAGCTAGAGTCTGCAAAACTAGTAGAAGAAGTTTTAGAGGAAAAGAAAAAAGATGCACCCAAGGTAATATCCATTGCCGAAAGAACACGAAGAAAAATGATGGATAGTATTTATGGCGAGTTTGATGAAGTAATAGTAGAGGGTTGGTTAAATAAAGACTATAAACAAACCATAGATGTATTTGGACTCTTTAAGAAACATAATCTAAAAGGTAATGCAGTTGCACCATTTAAGAAAATAATTGATAAGTATTATGAAGAGATTGAAGATGCGTTACATAAAAGATGTGAACAAGCAGTAGAAGGATATAGTCATGTATCTACTGCAAATAAAAAGAAGATGATAAAACAGATGGATACTATCTATGCAGATTTAGATTCACTACAATTATCATTTAAGGCAAGTAGAACTCCAAGGGCTAGAAAACCTAAGGCTTCTGATGCTCAAGTCAAGAACTTAAAATATAATATTGAAGATATGGAATATAAACTAACTTCAATTAATCCAATTCAAATACCCGGCAAAGAAACACTCTGGGTATTTAATACCAAGACCCGTAACCTTTATGAATATGTTACTAATTCTACTAAAGGGTTCGAAGTGGGCGGTACCACAATAAAAAGCTTTGATGAAAAACTATCAAGGTGTACTAAGTTGAGAAAACCTGATGTGATACTTCCTTTAATATTAACAAAAACTGCCAAACAAATTGAGAAACAAGTTTGGAAAGACCAGATTACAACTAAAGTGAATTCTCCTAATGGAAGAATAAACCAAGATTGTATTTTACTAAGGATATTATGACAGAAAAAAAAGTATTTCAATATAAAATTATGACTAAGAAAAGATTTTCATTAGCTGTAGAGAATTTAGTTGCTGACAAACCAGATGTTAGTTACATAGATGCCGCAGTTATGATTATAGAAGAACGTGGTATGCAGTACCAGAACCTTAAAAAATTATTAACCGATTCACTAAGAGATAAGATAGAACACGAAGCTAATACTTTAAATCTTATCCGAGGTGCAAACAAAACCAATAAATTACCAATATAGGAGAATATTATGAGTAATGTGATTATACCTTCATCAGATGAAGATAAGAAAAGAATCAAAGGTTGTATTGAAGAGATTTCAAATGCAATGACTATGATGGAAGCACAACGAACTTTTATTAAAGAGGCGATTAACTCTTGCGTAGAAGATGTAGAGATTGATAAGAAACATCTAAGGAAGATGGCTAATATCTACCACAAACAAAATCTAAGTGAAGTTGTAGGTGAAGTAGAAGATGTTGAAGCCCTTTATGAAGGTGTAATGGTTTGAGGATGGATCCATTTGATTCTTACAAGATTTACAATGCTTTGAAGTTACATTTTGAAACAGATAGTTATGACGCGATTAAGTATAACTATAAATCAAATGTAACCTCAAACTCTTTTCTGAAAAGAAGGGATAAGTATTTCTTTGCCAAGATAGGCAAGAATTATGATAAGGATGTAATTGGTTATTATGTGGCCAATTTTAAAGAGGGAGTATCTTACGTTGGTGATATGATGAATCACGAAGGTGAAGATAACTATAATAAATACAAAAGAATAAGAGAAAGTATCCATAGAGTGTTTTCAATTGATATAAATATACTTAGTGAGATAAACGAAACTGATTTCGATGGATTATTTGAATCTAAAGATAATCAGATTCCTCTTATTATAGAACTATTGATGCAAGATGAAATTAGTTTAGAGACTGTTTGTATCTTGGATTCAATGTTGGGGTTTGTGGAAAGAGAATCCAAAAAGATTAGCGACACGATTATGTGGCCTGACCTTAAAAGGAGAATCAAGAAATATACCCCATTCGTAAACTTTGATGGCGATAAATGTAAAATTTTATTAAGAAAAGGGTTTACAACTGCATGAAAGTGTAGTATAATATAACTTATATTATGAATAAAGTGGATAATTCAGTAATACAATGCAATATACGGAGAAATAAATATGTCATTTGCTAACTTAAAGAGCTCACGAGGCTCATCTATTGATAAACTCGTAAAGGCTGCAGAAGCAGTTTCAACCACTAAGAAAGAATCTAACTCTTATGGAGATGATAGATTCTGGAAACCCACTAGAGATAAAGCTGGTAACGGTTATGCCGTAGTCAGATTTTTACCTTGTACAGAAGGTGAAGACCTTCCGTGGGTAAGATACTGGGACCATGGCTTTAAAGGCCCGAATGGTTTATGGTATATCGAAAACTCTTTGACTTCTATCGGTCAACCAGACCCAGTATCAGAAATGAACTCGGTTCTCTGGAATTCAGGTAGAGAAGAAGATAAAACTATTGCTAGAGATAGAAAGCGTAGACTACATTATGTAAGTAATGTTCTCGTTATTTCTGACCCTAGTAATCCAGAGAATGAAGGAAAAGTATTCCTTTATAAGTTTGGTAAGAAAATCTTTGATAAGATTATGGAAGCTATGCAACCTGCTTTTGAAGATGAAACACCATGCAATCCTTATGATTTCTGGGAAGGTGCGGACTTTAAAATTAAAATCCGTAAAGTAGAAGGTTGGGTAAACTATGATAAGTCAGAGTTTGCTTCACCAAGTTCTCTACATGATGGCGATGAGAGTAGATTAGAAGATGTTTATGGGAAACTATATCCTCTTCAAGACTTCCTTAAGCCTGAAAACTATAAGTCTTATGATGAATTGAAGACTAAGTTAAATAGAGTACTAGGGGTGGATGCTGGACACGTATCAGCGCCAGAACCAGTAGTATCAGATGTCATGGAAGCACCAACTATGCAGACTGCAGAAGCGGCTCCTGCTGTAGAAAGTTCTTCTAGTGGTGATGATGATACACTATCATACTTTGCAAAACTTGCAAATGATTCCTAATAATTAATAATTATAAATGGAACTTTGGGACCCTTCGGGGTCCCTTTTTTTGTTTATTATCCTAGAGCAGGAAGTTGAAGGGCTCGTGAAGATTGGGCCCCATCAGTATTTACATGAACAACGTTTGAAGAATTAATAGTAGATGATTGTGCTGCATTAACTTGAGTAGTACCAGACATTTTACCTGAATTAACTTGAGCCATTGCGGCTTCATATGCTGCAGTGGCCTCTGCTGAATTAAAACCTAATGCTCCTTCATCTATAGATGTTGAAGTATCTCCAGTTGTTTGTTCCCTTGATTCTTCTAATTTTTTCTGTGCTGCAGCCTCTTCATTTTTCTTTCTTATCTCATCAGCTGCTCTTTTACCTCTTCCTGTATCAAGGCCTTCACTTAGAGCATCTAATGCTGATGTATCAACATCATCTCCTAATAGCCACTTCGCGGCTCTCTTACCTAAGAAGCTTATCATTTTTCTAGGTATGAATGTAAGACCATTTACAATCATTGATAAGAAATCAACAAAGTATAATGCTGCAACTTTTAACGTATCTATAATACTTGCTCCTGGCCCTAAACTCTCTCTTAATTTATTAAATCCGAAGAGTATTACTCCAATAGCTGCGACGGCACCTGCAATGATGAGTGGTATCGGGCCAAGTGCTACTATCATTGGAGTTAATCCAGCCATCATGCCAGTAAACGCACTTGATATTGTAGCAAACATAGTAGTTATTGTAGGGAACATGGTTAGTTTCATAAAGAGTCCTACTGTCTTAACTACATTTACTACAGAAATGATACCACCTATTAGAGCCGGGCCAAAGAAGAGTAAGATACCACCTGCTATTGCTGCAAAGAGTCCTAAATTTTCTTTAAAAGTTTCGAATGAACCAGCAAAATCTTGTTCGAAAAGGTCTTTAACAAAGTCAACTATTACCATAACCTTTTCAATTGCAGTATTTACTATCTTAACAAAAGTTTCTGGACTAAAGAGTGCCAGAACTACACCAGCAAGACCTGCAACGAAACCACCACCTTTTGCCATATCACCTAACTTACTATTAAAACCTTCAACACCACCCCTAATCTTTTCTAATGTACTATTGGCTGCATCTGATTTTTTACTTTGTTCTCTTCTTTGTTCTTCAGATGAAACTGTATCATCTAGTGCATCGACCTGTTGTTGTGCTAATGCTATCTCTTCTTCATTACCACCAGCTGTGGCAGTTTCTAGTGCTTCTGCAACTTTTGCATATTGTTCTTTTAATTCTTTTGCTCTTGTTATATCAGCCTTACTTACGGCTTTACCAAATACACTTCCTAAGTCATTTAGTCTTTTGCCCATAGTATTATCACCCAGTTTTTCTCTGGCTACTTCGGCTGCATTTGCAAGAGCAATCTCTTCTGAAAGACTTGAAAGACCTTTAGATAGAGGTGCGGCCGCTGCAATTGCTTCTGCCTTCCTTGTTGCTTTAATATCTTCAGCAGTTTGTTTTTCTATTGCCTTTCTGACTAAATCTAAATTTTGTTTTGAATCTAGGTCTTGTTGTTCTGAAGCATCTAGTATATTTTTTAGGTAATCATTACTAAGTTGACGACCATCACCATTAAGAACTTTTGCAAAATGTGAAGCTCTTTCTTTTAAACCTTTAGCTTGTTCACTGTTACCATCTTGTATGGCTTTATTGGCTCTTTCTAAGAGAGATTTATGTGCTTCAGCAACCTGAACCATCCTACCTTTTCTTTCATTTTGGTAATCTTGTTGCTTTTTCTTTACTGCAGCAGCATCCTTTTGATTCTTTTCTCTTAATTTTTTATTATCAGCCATTAGATTAATCCTATTATTTCTTATTCCCGAATGCTTGTGACCCGAAGAATGCCGCTACAATACCTGCAACTGCAACGAAGTATGTCGCTGCCATATCTCCGAGAATTTTACTTGCTGAATCTAATCCAAGAAGAACTGCCAATACAACTGCAAATGGATATAGTAACATACCACCGAGAGCAAACCATGCCATTTTTCTTTGGGCATCTCGCATTGCATCTGCATCTTCAAGTTCTTTTCTTTTAAACTCTAAATACATTTTCTGTTCATCAGGTGTGACATATCCATCACCATTAACGTCTGCTGGATGATGTCCACTTGATTTAATTTCTTCTTCCATTACATTCCCCCGTGTTTCTTATTTTGTGCTTTTATTCTATCATTCTCTTCTTTGATATGATTCTGTAATAAAGCCACATATATTTCCCTTTCCCATGGTATCATATTATCTAATTCAGTTAAACTATACTTATGATGTTGCATCATAGCAAAGTTAGTTTTATAATGATTCACCAACGAATCATGGGAGAGGCCTAAGTAAAAAAACTTTGGAGACCTCTTAACTCCATCTCATGTTCGTGTCCACATTTACCACATTTATATTCTATATCTTTTTGCAGATATGGTAAATTACTAAACCACTCTGCAACCTTTTTAAACTGTTCCGAGTTAAGTTCATTAAAAAAGTTTTCAATCTCTTCTAATGTACTATCTGATGCTGGATATACATTATCTTCATCAAATATATTACTAACTGCCGATGCAATAAGCTTCATAGTAGCATCTAATTGCTCGTCATTAGATGAGTCTGGCTTGATGCTTACTTCTTCTAGTACATCTAATGAGGGATAGTTAAACTGAACTCCCACCTCTTCGGTTACCATTACTATTCTATCTAAATCTAAACCTTTCAGTTCAATCTCTTCTAAATTAAGATTAACTGGAATTGTGTGTCCACAATCTTTAGCCTCACAAGTAAATTTTAATTCTACTGATTCTCCTACTGATTTAGCTCTTAATTTTAAGAATAAGAATTCTAAATCAAAGGTTGTTAAATCATTTACTGCTATATCATCATATACACAAGAACGAATAACGTCCTTTAATGACCTAACTATGAGGGCCTCATCTTTAGATTCTAATGCAACCATTAATATCTTTTCTTCTTTTACTAAGAATGGTCGATATTGAACCTTCACATTCATACTTGGAATTGTTACCTCATACCTTGAGGAATTTACAATTGGTAGTGCCATAATATTTTATTCTCCTATAATATAATTATGTTAATACATCTAGTGCGGTACTGATTCCAGATAATCCGGATTCAACTGAACCTTCTAGTTTATATTTATCATATGAAAATGTCACCGTAAAACTTCCAATATCTTCCGAATCATTCGAATATTCAATTGGAGAAATAGTTATTGGGTAAGCATTTTCTAATTTTGCTCCATAGACAACTTTATTATCCATATTTAATTGTTGAATAACAACATCGGTTGTATATTCATTCTTGTAGCTTAAAGTATATGTTTGGTCATTGATAATAGCTTGTGACCAATCATCAAACATCTTCTTCATATACATATCATTTGTAAGTAAGAAGGTCATTTCAATATCTTCATCAATAAAACCATAAACCATTTTCACTGCTTGTTTATGCATTTGAATCTCATCAGTACTAAAAGACCTGCCTGGAATATTAGCTGAGGTACATAACATTGATATGTCACGAGGGTCATTAATAAGACTTTTTGCATTAATTCCTTCACCAGAGATTAAACTAGTAAAGATTGCCTGTGGGTCTATATTAAATAAACTCTGTTGTGGTGGTGTAAACATAACTTTAAATCTATTTGCCTTTGCAAGACCACCACGTTTACCTATTGTAGATTTTAATTTATCTATATTCATTTATGTCTGTCTCGCTATTTTAATTGAATCTGCCCATATCTTGGACTTCTGACTCTTCTTAAATTGTTCTGTTGGTAAGAATATTGCTATTTCCCATTCACTCATCGGTACTCTTACCATTCTTGATTTAACATGATTACTCAGATACATTTTAAGACACGGTCTGAACTCTTTATATTTCCTAGTACTAGAAATTAAATCATAACGTGCTTTCATTAATCTTGATTTATCAGTAATTTTTCCTGGAGATAGTTTCATCAATTCATCTAAAAACTTTGCACGGATATCGGGTCTTAGGTAATGTAAATTTAATCCTAAAAAACCACCCTTTCTTTGTTCAATTAAAAGTACTAAAGGGAATCTATCATAATAGGGTAAAGTCTTTTTATGTTTAGGGTCATAGAAGTACATATACATTGAACCTCTCAACTCTCGTGTAGTGGGTTCTAATGCATCATCTTTTAGTAGCGCGCTTCTTGCAGGTGTTTTCATATCCTCAATTTTATTACGAAACCACTTCTGGGACTGCTTAGTCCTAGCAGTAATACCAGCCTTAAATGCCTGGGCCTGTAATGTATCGAATAATGATGCCATAAACTTTTTCTCCTGTATAACTATTTATATCAACTTTTCAGTAGTTTGATACCTAGATTGCCTAAAGTATCTTCGGTCCATACTTGAAACTTCCAACCTTTATGGTCTGCATATTGTTGTGCTGCTTCCCATTTAGATTGATTCTTAATGTATGTCATAACCTCATTAATATATCTTTTAGTTTTACGAGAGGGCTTCTTTGGGGGTGATGTTTCTTTCTTTGGTTTAATTTCAACCAATATGATTTCTTTATTGTCTAATTCTATTAGTAAGTCTACATAATATCTGTGCAGCTTGTTATCGGTCTTACACTTATAGGGAATAACTATCTCTTCACTATTCCATCTTTTTACTTTAGGATTACTTTCACACCACTTAAATGCCTGTCTTTCCCATAATGAACGATAAACTACACTGGATGCATCACCCAGATATTTATCTTTACGTTTAATTGTATATTTCCCTCTATAAGCCATTATAAATACTCTATATGTTAGTTAATAATATAAGTATTTATACGGAGTAAAAGTATGGCAAATATAACCTTTCCCACAGAGATAAGCTTATCTATTGAAAAAGATGCCAGTTTCGTTAGGATTGAAATAATTAATAAAAGTGGAGACATTATCAGTGAAGAAGATGGAACCATAAATATGTTTATCCCTAATGGTTTTCAAATGGAAGATAGTGCCAATTTTGGAACAATGAATTTTGGTACTATTGATGCCGTAAAGAAATTTGCAGGACAATATGGATCTGATCCCGAAGCAGCCAAGGCGAAGGCTACGGCAAGTTCTGGAGAATCACTGGCTATTGGAGCAGCAGTAATTAATAAATTATTTGCAGGTGCTGGTGATGGAGCTACTATGGCCGCTGCAAATGCAGGTGTAGTTTTAAATAGTAAAGCTACTGCAACATTTGAAGATATGGGTATTAGAACTTTCTCATTTAATTTTAAAATGGTTCCTAGTAATAAAGAAGATAGTGATGTTATGAAAAAGATTGAAAAGACTTTTAGGAAATATATGTATCCTGAAATTATAGGAAATGTAGCAGTGTCATACCCTCCAAGATTTAAGGTTGCTTTTCATAGGGGCAAGAAGATTGATAATTACATGCCTATGATGCATGAGGCATATTTAACAGGCTTATCTTCAACTTATAATGAAAATAGTAATATGTTTTACCACACCGGCGCTCCTACAGATACAACACT